TGGTGGAGACTTCACCGAATTGCGGAAGAACTGAAAGGTGAACTTACTGAACAAACAGTCGTTGATAGTAGAGGAAATGTAACTAAAAGAATTGTTATTGAGTACAAGGAGGAAGAATGAGCGAAACAGTAGTCATTTATTCTAACGGTGGTCAAGAGTGTGAGAGAATAGCATCTCTTTTGAAATCTCTTGGTGGTGAGTTCCTTGAATATAAACTGGGTGAACATTTTACTCAAAAAGGATTTGAGAAAGAGTTTGGCAAAAGTGCTGAATACCCACAAATTAACATTGGATTTAAGCACATTGGTGGTTTGAAAGAAACTCTTAACTTTATGAAAGAGCAAGGGATGTTTGTATGAATACACTAATCCTCATTGGTTGCTTCACACCATTAGCATTGATTTGGATTGTTATGAAACTCAGTGTGTGGATTGCTGCTGTCAACGACGAACAGAATTATGTCCGAAAAGAATCCAAAAAACCACACGGACCTTATGTGGCAAACGCATATGAAGACGTTGATGAGGAGGACGAGGAATATGGAAGTCGCACAGATTATAGATGAAGCAATCAATGAGTATTATGCAGAACAGGGTAAACCTGTTCCAAGATGGAAACGTAAAGATCCAGAGTGGTGGACAGAATATCTAATTCGTCTCGGTATTGATCCCACTAATCCATGAACGAAGAAGGATACGATTACAGTATAAACCTCAATATAGAAGATGTTCATCTCTTGCATCACTGTGTTTTGAAAAGAATTGAGACATGGGAAGGATCACCATCTAGACACCCATCCGAGCAGGAGCATCTATGTGAGTTGAGAGATTTACTGTATCGTATTGTACTCGAATACAAGTTCGAGAACCTATAGGGTTGACAGACTGGCATAGATAGTCTATGATATCATCATAGAGACTATCGTCATGGATTACAAACCTTACTCGTTAGAGTGGAGTCGAAAGAGGTACTTGTCAGAAGCAATTTACAAGTATTTCGAAGATGGGGTGCAACCGCAGTGCATTGCAGATGAGATCAATGATATCCTTGAGGATGCCGCAGCAGATTATGCTGGGAGATCAGAACGCTTTAGAGCAGTTCAGAATGGAATTAAAAGATCATGAAAAAGAGTCAACGGCATCAAATTAAATCTAGGTGGTATTATATTTTCTGGGGCATGGCAACTGTCTCAGTGGTGGCGGGGCAACTGTACGTTGGTACAGGATATCGTATCATGGCAAATAGTTTCAATACTTTGATCTATTCTGCCATTGAAGAAATTAAGGATCCAGTGCGTGGAGGCATTTGATGAGTAATGTAAATTTTCATAAGCAGAACATCTTCCGAGAGACTCCTGATGTTATCTTCTCGGATATTACAGTCAGTGATTCAAATGCAACTGACCTTGTAATTCATGATGGTCCTGCAATTTCTCCTCCTGATGACAGTGTAGGAGCAAAGCAATTTTATATTCACAAGCATCAAATTGACCACAATCGTGTCGTTCATGGCACTAGAATCTTTGAAGTTGTGAATCCTGAGTGGAAAAACCCATATCATATTGTCCACCTAAATCGCTCTACAGGCGCTCTGATTATTCCTATTGGCACCTGGCATAGGTCAACCTCAGGAGAACACGGTTCTGTGGTCATAAACCACGCAATTAGAGATGATGAGTTCGATCATACCACAGAGTTTATCCCAACATCAGCAGCAAACTGTCCAGAATTGTATAAAATTCTTACAGAAATCAAACCTGTACTCCATACTGTATAAATAAACACATCAGAATCGTATACTCTTCAAGTACACTGATAACAAGAATTATCTGGACTGAGTGCTCAGAGATAGCACCTCCAAACACTTCAACATTATGATTTCAACTACACTTACTGTCGGGGACGATGGTATTCTTACCTTTCCTGAAAATATCCTAAAAGAAACTGGATGGAAAGAAGGCGATATGTTAGAATGGATTGACAACCATGATGGTTCTTTTAGTCTCATTAAAATGGTTGAGGAGAATACTTGAATTCCATTACAAGGACTGGAGGTTCAACCATGATCCTGCCGATACTTAATCTTCTAATCAAATTTACTCGCTGTTCTGTTACTACAGGCGGACATAAAATTTCTATACAATGGAAGTTAGGGAAAAATCTTCTCAGGTGGGACTTGAGGGACAAAGATGCAATGCTAACAACAAGACCAGGAGAAAAAGTCCTGTATCTTAAAAAATTACCGCACCCAGTAAAAGTATGAAAGTAGGTGATAATGTACTCTTTTTAGGTTGGACTAAAGATCAAGTAAACTGGGGAAACAATGACACACCATACATGCTAATTCGAGATCGTGTTTACATCATTACTGATGTTGATGTACATCGTCAGCATACAAAGGTGCAAATTAAAGGTGTTATAGGTAGATTTAATTCTGTTCATTTTCAAGTGATTGATTGATGCCACAAAAGGAATTGTTTCCGTGGGAAAGTTTCCCATATCGTTTGGAACTAAAAGATAGAGTTGCCTGGTTCCAGTGTCAAGAACACATGGATAGAGAGATCTCCAGGTATAAACTCAAACCAAGAGATTACAAGGCATCTTGCAAACGAGGATACAAGATTGTCAAACCAGAAAAACCCAAACGTAAGACAAAACCAAAGGCAGATATTGTCAAACCTAAGGCAAAGGTAGTTAAACCTGCACCTAAACCAAAACCTGTTGACAAGAAATGCAAAGAACTTCTGAGTCCTGTGATGAAGTTCAAAACCATACAATTTGATAAGAAACCTAAATTATTACATCCCAAGAGGAAGTGATCATGTATGAAGAACTAAATTGCTTCGAAGAAGCACTCAAACATTTTGGTACAAGGGTAGAAGTTATCTGTGCTATGGAATTATCCAGGCGTCTCTCTGCTGAAGATGCATATCAGATGATCAAGGATGAATTGAAGGAAGTCAAGAAGTGTCGTAAACAATTCAATACCAATGACAAGTGCTGATAGTTTGAAGATCGAGCAGAACGAGGATGGATCGTTTGCAATCGAATGGGACAAGAATGATCCCAACTGGAGATGGTTAAACGAGTTGACACCTGAACAGATTCAGAGTATGATAGGTGCTGCAGTACAACGTGATCGTAATGAACTACACCGAATACAGTTTAGACAGTCTTAAGGATTGGGTTCATGATGCTGTGAACACAGATGCAACACCAGAGCAAATTGCTCAAACAATCATTGATGCATTGCAAGAGAATGTGGACTACCACATGAGTCAGATGAATAAAAATGCAGAAACGATTGCTCTACTGAAGACAACACTTAATAAAAATTAACTGAAAGGCACCTTCACAGGTGCTTTTTTTTGTGGTATAATGTAGGAAGTCCGATCAGCACAGTGATTCAACTCCTTCGCCATCAACAGACTGCACTTCATGCAATGCTCAACGAGTATAAAGGTCAGGTGATCATGCCTACAGGTGCGGGGAAAACTCTGTGCATGATACAGGACACTAAGATCCACTTTGATCTTTTCGAGCGTCAGACACATGTCATTGTCGCTCCTCGACTCCTACTCGCACAACAACTGTGCTCAGAATTTCTTGAGCACATTGTAGACCCTATGGTACGGGTCATGCGTGTTCACAGTGGGTACAATACTCATCCACTTCATGAGTCTACCACCAACCCCAGGGTCATCTATGACTGGGCAGTTCAGTGCCACAAGCGAAACAAACTGATCTTCACCACATACCATTCACTTCATCGTGTAGTGGAGAGTGGTATCAAGATCGACACAATCTATTTCGATGAAGCACACAACAGTGTGAAGCGAAACTTCTTCCCTGCTACTGAACACTTCAGTAATGAGGCAGATCGTTGCTTCTTCTTCACTGCAACTCCTAAGCACTCACATTCTCTCTTTAAACCAGGGATGAATGATCGGGAGATTTATGGTGATGTTATTTGTAACATCCCCGCTCCTCAACTTGTCAAAGAGGGATATATTCTTCCTCCAAAAGTTGTTGTTGAAGAACTGCCACAAGGCGATTACAAACTCACTGATAGCGAGAATCTTCTCAGATCTATTGACAACAACTCTCTGAAAAAGATTCTTGTCTGTGCTCGGAGTACTCGACAGATCACACAGTTAGTCAAACAATCAGATTTTTGTAGTCAACTTGAGAGTCGAGGTTATTCTTGGATGTACATCACATCCAAGACTGGAGCAATCATCGATGGTAAAACAGTGGACAGGAATGAGTTCTTCCGTGTTCTGAACCTTTGGGGTAAGACTCCTGACAAACAATTTGTTGTAATGCATCATTCTATCCTCTCTGAGGGTATAAATGTTCATGGATTGGAGGCAGTCATGTTTATGCGAAACATGGACTACATTGGTATCAGTCAATCTATTGGGCGTGTAATACGCACAGGAGGCGCTGAGAAGGTGTTTGGACTTGTTTGTGTACCAGTTTATGATAAAGTGGGCATCAACACTGCTAGATCTGTTCAAGCGGTTGTTGATACTGTGTTTGACAAGGGGGATCCCGCAATTAGTGTA